TTTACGATTAGGTAGTAGAATAGTTGGTAAATGTATGATGGGCTCAACTTCAAATGCTTTAGACAAAGGTGGAGAAAATTTTAAAAAACTATACAATGCATCAGATGTCACTAAAAGAAATAGAAACGGTCAGACAAAGTCTGGTTTATACTCTTTGTTTATCCCAATGGAATGGAACTACGAAGGATTTATTGATGAGCACGGAGTTCCAGTCTTTACTACTCCTGACGTCGACAGACTTGCACCAGACGGTGAATTAATAGATGTAGGTGTAATAGATAATTGGCAAAATGAAGTTGATGGTTTAAAAGGAGATCATGATGCTTTAAATGAATTTTACCGCCAGTTTCCAAGAACAACAGAGCACGCTTTTAGAGATGAATCAAAAAACTCTATATTTAACTTAGTTAAAATCTATGAACAAATAGATTATAACGAGGAAATGACAAGAACACTTGGTGTTACAAAAGGAAACTTTCAATGGGTTAACGGTATAAAAGATTCACAAGTTATATTTTACCCAGATCAAAAAGGTAGATTTAAAATTAGTTGGGTGCCGCCCCAACATTTACAAAATAAAGTAATATTAAAAAACGGTGTTAAATATCCTGGTAACGAGCATGTAGGAGCTTTTGGATGTGACTCTTATGATATATCAGGAACTGTTGATGGTAAAGGATCTAAAGGTGCTTTACACGGTTTAACTAAATTTAGCATGGAAGACGCACCCGCAAATAGTTTCTTTTTAGAATATTTATCTAGACCGCCTACGGCTGAAATATTTTTTGAAGACATGTTAATGGCACTGGTATTTTATGGTATGCCAATACTTGCGGAAAATAATAAACCTAGATTATTGTATTATTTAAGAAGAAGAGGATATAGAGGTTTTAGTATGAATAGACCAGACAAAGCGTGGAACAAATTGTCTGTGGCAGAAAAAGAAGTTGGTGGTATACCAAACTCTAGTGAAGATATAAAACAAGCTCACGCGGCGGCTATTGAAATGTATATTCAAAGCTATGTGGGTTTACAGCAAGATGGTAGTTTTGGTGATTTGTATTTTAATGAATTATTAAATGACTGGAGTAGGTTTGATATAAACAAGAGAACTGCTTATGATGCAACGATAAGTTCTGGACTAGCTATTATGGCATGCAACAGGCATTTGTATACTCCAAACGCAGCAATAGAAAGACAACCAGTAAATATTAACTTTGCTAAATATAATCAAGGTGGTAATATGAGTAAAATAATTAAAAATTAAAGATGGCTGAATCAATTATAAATAGACATTTTCCGAGCCAAGTTGTTAGTGATCTAGAAAAAATGAGTTTTGATTATGGAATGAAAGTTGCAAAAGCAATTCAGCACGAGTGGTTTACAAAAGCACACAGTGATAGTAGTAGACATAATTATAATGTTTCTAAGTTTCATCAACTAAGATTGTACGCTAGAGGCGAGCAATCTATACAAAAATATAAGGATGAGTTGTCAATTAATGGTGATTTGTCCTATTTAAATTTAGACTGGACACCAGTTCCAATTATATCTAAGTTTGTTGATATAGTTGTTAATGGTATTGCTGAAAGGCTTTACGATATAAAAGCTTATTCGCAAGATCCTTTTGGAGTTGTTAAAAGAACTAAGTATATGGAAAATATACAAAAAGACATGCAACTTAAAGAGTTTGAAAAATTTGCTCAAGAAAACTTTGGTTTACGTACTAGAGAAAGTGATATAGAAGAACTTCCAAGCACAGAAGAAGAGTTATCACTGCACATGCAGTTAGGTTATAAGCAAGCTATTGAGTTAGCAGAAGAACAAGCTATTAATATGTTGTTTAGAGGTAATCAATATACTAATACAAAAAGAAGGTTTTATCATGATTTAACAGTGTTAGGTATAGGTGCTGTAAAAACATCTTTTAATACCTCTGAAGGTGTTGTTATAGATTATGTAGATCCATCAAACCTTGTTTATTCTTACACGGACTCACCTACGTTTGATGATATATACTACGTTGGAGAAGTTAAGTCTATACCAATAAACGAACTTGTAAAACAATTTCCTTATCTTTCACATGAAGATTTAGAAGAAATATCTAATAGTAGTTCTGGTACTCATGCTAATTATTATGGTAATAACGCAAGAAACGCTGATTCAGATAATAACAAAGTAGATATTTTATATTTTAATTATAAGACCTATATGAATGAGGTTTATAAATTAAAACAAACAGGTACTGGATCTGAAAAACCAATAAAAAAAGATGATTCGTTTAATCCACCAGAAAACGATAAATATGAAAAAGTAGCTAGATCTTTAGAGTGTTTATACGAGGGTGCTTATATATTAGGCGCAGATAAACTTATTAAATGGGAAAGATCTAAAAACATGATGAGATCAAAAAGTGATTATACTAAAGTTAAAATGAACTATAGTATAGCTGCTCCAAGAATGTACGAAGGTAGAATTGATTCGCTAGTAGGTCGTATAACAGGTTTTGCCGATATGATTCAATTAACACATTTAAAAATACAACAAGTAATGTCTAGAATGACTCCAGATGGAGTGTTCTTAGATATAGATGGCTTGGCTGAAGTTGATCTTGGTAACGGAACAAACTATAATCCACAAGAAGCTTTAAATATGTTCTTTCAAACAGGTAGTATTGTTGGTAGATCTATGACGCAAGACGGAGATCCAAATATGGGTAAAATACCTATTCAAGAGCTAAATAATGGTGCTGGTGCTGCTGGTAAAATGCAAGGATTAATACAGACATACAATTATTACTTACAAATGATAAGAGATGTAACTGGATTAAACGAAGCTACAGATGGGTCTACACCAGCTGAAAGATCTTTAGTTGGTGTTCAAAAAATGGCAGCAGCAAATTCAAATACAGCAACTAGACATATATTAAATGCAGGATTATTTATAACAGCAGACGTTGCAGAGCAATTGTCACTTAGAATATCTGATATTATAGAATATTCTCCAACTAAAAACGCTTTTATAGAATCTATAGGTGCACACAATGTGGCTACATTAAAAGAGATGTCCGAGCTTCATTTGTATGACTTTGGTATTTTTTTAGAGCTAGAACCCGATGAAGAAGAGAAACAATTACTAGAAAATAATATATCAGCAGCTTTACAACAGCAAAGTATAGAGTTAGAAGATGCTATTGATTTAAGATCTATTAAAAATGTAAAATTGGCTAATCAATTACTAAAATTAAGAAGAAAAAAGAAAGAAGAAAAAGATCAGCAAAACCAAAAAGAACAAACTAGAGAGCAAGGCAAGGCTCAAGAAGGCGTAGCGGCAGCTCAAGCTAAAGCTGAGGCAGACAAACAGTCATCTATAGTAAAAACACAAGTTAGAATAGAAGAAATAAAAACAGCTGGAAAAGCACAAATACTAACTCAAGAATCTGCTATTAAAGAAAAGCTAATGAAGCTAGAGTTTCAATATGCAATGCAGTTAAAACAATTAGAAGCTAGAACAAAAACAGAAACTCAATTATTGGCTGAAAACCGTAAAGATGACAGAACAAAAATGCAAGCAACACAACAATCAGCAATTGTTGATCAAAAAGAAAACCAAAAACCTGCTCAAAATTTTGAATCTCAAAACTTAGGAGATTTTAAATTAGGCATGTAAATTTATTAACTATTATTATATTATATTATGGCAAAAACTGAAAAAGAAGAGCCAATCGTGGATAACGAAACTGGTTCATTAAAAGTAAAAGAAAAAGTAGAAAAACAACCTGAAGGCAACGAAACAAAAGGAAACGTTACTAAAGTTAAAGCAAAAATGAAAAAGCCAGCAGAAGTTATAGAAGAAACTGTAACTAAAGTTGATTTAAACGCTCCTTTAGAAAAAGAAGAAAATAAAACTGAAACTGAAGAGCCTGTTGCGGAAGAAGAAACACAGTCAGAAGATAAAGCAGAAGAAACTCCAGCATTAGAAGAAGTAACCGAAGAAGATAAAAAAGAAGAAGTAGCAGTAGTAGCAGAAGAAGCTATTAAAGAATCAATAGAAACAGGTGAACCTCTTCCAGAAAATATTCAAAAGTTAGTTGACTTTATGAAAGAAACTGGTGGTGACTTAGATGATTATGTAAAACTTAATCAAGATTATTCTAAGTTAGATAATGAAGAGTTACTTTCTGAGTATTACAAAAATACAAAACCTCATTTAAATTCAGAAGAGATTAATTTTATTATGGAAGATCAATTTTCTTTTGACGAAGAGGTAGATGATGAAAAAGAAATAAGAAGAAAAAAATTAGCGTTAAAAGAGCAAGTTGCCAACGCTAAAACTCATTTGGAAGAGACCAAATCCAAATATTATTCAGAAATTAAAAGTGGATCAAAACTCACTACTGAGCAACAAGAAGCTATTAATTTCTATAATAAATCACAAGAAGAAGTAGAACAACATGAACAAGCTAAATCTAATTTTTTAAATAGAACTAATAAGTTCTTTGGAGATAAATTCAAAGGTTTTGAATACAACGTCGGAGATAAAAATTATAGATTTAACGTTAATGATGTAAATAAAGTTAAAGATACTCAAAGTGACATTAACAATTTTATCGGAAAGTTTCTTGATAAAAACGGTCAAATGGCAAACGAAGCGGGTTATCATAAAAGTTTGTTTACAGCTATGAATTCTGATGCTATAGCTAAGCATTTTTACGAACAAGGAAGAGCTGACGCTATGAAAGATAGTGTTGCAGAATCTAAAAACGTAAACATGGATCCAAGACAAGAGTTGACTTCAAACCCAAATCAAGGCGGGATAAAAGTTAAAGTATTAGGTGAAGATTCTGGTGATTTCAAATTTAAAATCAAAAATAACAAATTTAAAAATTAAAAATTATGGCAATTACTGCAGGAAGTAATTTGAATAGTGTTCCAGCTTCACAGAAGCAAACATTAGCTACAAATTACCTAGATCTTGCGTCAACAGCTAATCAAGGTTGGGCGCAACAATATTTACCAGATCTAATGGAGAAAGAAGCTGAGGTATTTGGTCCTAGGACTATATCTGGTTTTCTTTCACAAGTTGGAGCTGAAGAGGCTATGCAAGCTGATCAAGTTGTATGGTCTGAACAATCAAGACTACATTTATCGTATACTGCTACTGTAGACGCAGATGGTGATACAAATGGTACGATAGCAATTACTGCTGATATCGATGGTGATACAACGGTAGGTAGTACAACAAGTAGAACTCACGGTATTAGAGTTAACGACATGTCATTAATAGCACAAGCTGGTGTTGTAGTTAAAGCATTAGCTGTAGAAACTCCAAATTCAAACGTTGTTTCAGTTGAACCTTATGGTACAGCTGCTTTGTCAACTTTATCTGATGGTGCTTCTACTGTGTTAGTTATTGGTTCTGAGTACGGTAAAGGAGCGTCTTACGCTGATATTACTGGTACATACAAAACTGATTCAAGAGGTGCTAACGAACCTACGTTCAAATCATTCCATAATAAGCCAATTATTATGAAAGATTACTATGAGGTATCAGGTTCTGATGTTTCTAGAATTGGTTGGGTTGAAGTAGCTTCTGAAGGTGGTGCTTCTGGATACATGTGGTATCTAAAAGCTGAAGCTGATACAAGAGCACGTTTCAATGACTACTTAGAGATGACTATGTTAGAAGCTGAAAAAACTGCTGCTGCATCTATCATTGGTTTTGGTGCTGATAGTCAAGTTAGAGGTGCTGCTGATGCTGGTGCTAATGGCGCTGGTACTGAAGGTTTATTTGCTGCTATCGAAGATAGAGGTAATGTAACTTCAGGTGTTACTGGTGTTAACGCTGCTACTGATTTAGCTGAGTTTGATGCTATATTAGCTGAGTTTGATAAGCAAGGTGCTATTGAAGAAAACATGATGTTTGTAAACAGAGCTACTTCGTTAGCAATGGATGACATGTTAGCTTCAATGAATTCTTACGGTGCTGGTGGTACATCTTATGGTGTATTTAACAACTCTGAAGATATGGCTCTTAATTTAGGTTTCTCTGGATTCCGTAGAGGTTCTTATGATTTCTACAAATCAGATATGAGATACTTAAATGACAAAGCTACAAGAGGTGGTATTAATGACAGAGCAGGTAGCGCAGCTATCCGTGGGGTTATGGTACCAGCTGGTACATCTACAGTTTATGATCAGTCTTTAGGTAAAAATCTTAAACGACCATTCTTACATGTTCGTTATAGAGCTTCTCAAACTGATGACAGACGAATGAAAACATGGGTTACTGGTTCGGTTGGTGCTGCTACGTCAGCGCTTGATGCGATGCAAATCCACATGCTTTCTGAAAGATGTTTAGTTACTCAAGGTGCTAACAACTTTATGTTAATGAAGTAAGCATTTATTATATTAAGGATCGAGGCTTCGGCCTCGACCCTTTCTT